CATTTCGCAGCACCATTGACTTTTTAACCGGCTCAGGAAACAGCGCACCACAAGATGGGCAAACCATCGCTGAAATATGCACCAGCTCCCCGCAATCGTCGCAAACCTTAACCGGCGCTTCGCCATTGCCATCACCACCTTTCTTGGGTGGCTGCACGTTGGTGATCGGGCCATGGGTCTCCACCACCCCAGCAAAGTCCAGCACCAGGCAGTGATCGGTGTGGCTCTTGACCCTCATTCCACGGCCAGCCATCTGCACATAAAGGCTGGCGCTCATGGTTGGGCGCAGCATGGCCACCAGATCAATATCAGGATAATCAAATCCAGTGGTCAGTACATTGGCGTTCGTCAGCGCACGCAAGCGCCCGGCCTTGAAGTCGGTCAGGATGCGCTCGCGCTCCTTCTTTGGGGTTTCCCCGGTCACACACTCAGCGGTGATTCCCTGCTGTCGCAGCGCTTCGGCAACGTGCTGCGCGTGCTTCACACCAGCACAGAAAAACAGCCACGCCTTGCGCTCTCCGGCCAGGGCCACCACCTCCCGCACCACAGCCTGATTTTTGTCGTCCGTGTCCACAGCGGCTTGCAGTTCGGACTCGATGAACTCACCCCCGCGCTTCTTCACCCCGGTCGTGTCCAGCTTGGCGCTTGTGACCTTCGAGCGCAGCGTGGACAGATACCCCTTGAACACCAGCTCCTCGATGCTCACAGGCGTCAGCAGGTCATCAAACATGGCAGGCTTGTCAGTTATCAGGCCATGCCCCAAGCGGTACGGCGTGGCAGTCAGGCCAATCACGCGCAGCGCAGGGTTGATCGCTTTCAATTCGGCCAGCAGCTTGCGGTATCCGCCCTCGTCTTTGTGGTTGACCAGGTGGCACTCGTCAATGATCACCAGGTCAATATGCCCCAACTCTCGCGCCTTGCTTCGCACCGACTGGATGCCAGCAAACGTGATCGGCTCCCCCAAGTCCTTGCGGCCAATACTCGCGCTGTAGATACCCATCGGTGCACCGGGCCAGTGCTGGCGCATCTTTTCGGCGTTCTGCTCGATCAGCTCCTTAACGTGCGTTAACATCAAAACACGGGTTTCGGGCCAGTTCTGCAAGGCATCCTTGCACAGCGCGGCCACAATGTGGCTCTTGCCAGATCCAGTCGGCAGCACCAGGCAGGGATTGCCCCGGCCACCGGCCTCGAACCAGGCATACAGCTGGTCGATGGTGCGCTGTTGGTATTCTCTCAGCATCAACCCACCACCCTTCCACCAAACTGCTTTCGCATATCGTGCAGTTGCGTCCAGCCCTTATCAGAGCAGGCGGCAGCATTGGCCAGCAACTCACGCGAACTGAACACGCCCTCCTGCTCAGGATCGCCATTGGCCACAGTCCTGCCATTGATCTCATACACGGCGGTGTATTCGTCCGGCCCATCCTTGCGCTGCCACGGCACCAGATCAGGATGCAAGACATGGCCCTCGCAGCCGGTACGCTGTGCATCCACCGGGATCACGTCATCCCACTTGGCGCAGTGCCAGGTCGAGTCCGACAACGGGGTGGCCATCGCGCAGGTGCGACAGTTCACGTGCTTGGTCGTCTTGCTTCCAAAGCATTGGTCGTGGCCATCACAGAATTTGCACTGATACCAGCTCGGGTCGGCGCTTAATGGCTCGGGCATCCGGTCAGTCAGTGCAATGCGCTGACCACGCGCAATAGCAGGTAGCGCCACATCCTTGTTGAACTTCACACGCTCGGTGTGAATCCGGTCATCGTCTTTGCACACGGCCAGATACAAGGCACGGTCCAGGCCAGTCCCGGCCATGTAGACCTGCATCTGCACAAAATGCTCTGGCTTTGACTTCTCCACGCCATCTTTCACCAGAGCATCAAAGGACTTCTTGCTGTGCGTCTTGAACTCGGCCACATGCTTGGTCTTGGGTGCATCAGGCACGCCAGAGTCGATGATCGCGTCCAGGCTTCCAGACACATGGCTGCCAAAGTCAACCCGGTGCTGGCTCGATACCTTACGCACGTCCATACCAATGGCACGCAGGTCACTGATGATGTTGGCTTCTTCTTCATGCCCACGGCGGAACAGTCGCAGGATGCGGCCAGGGAACGAGGGCTGCACCGCCCAGCGAAACGACAACCACAGCCAACGGTCACAAGGGTGGCCCAAGCCACTGGCCCCCATGTGAGGGCGCGGCTCCTCCTTCTTGGCCTCATGCACTTTGTCAATCAAGGCTTGGATGTTATGCTCTGACTCGGGAATCTTCATGTTGTCTCTCCTTGAGGTAATTTGCCCAGGCCTTCAACAGCCTGGGCATTTTTTTTGCTTACTTCTTAGCCCAAGGCGGCGCGGCCTTGGCAACACTAATTGGCGCAGAAGCCGGTGCATTAAAAGACGCAGCGGATGGCGCTGCACTGCCTGATACAGATTTAAAGCCCTTCACTTCGTTGCTAGCACCATATTCAGCGTCTTGTTTAATCTCCAACTTGATGCCAATCTGACCACCAATCAACTGGTCAGTGTCCGTAACCTTGGCCAAGCCGATCGCACGCATGATGTCGCCAAGTTGCTGGCGACCAATCTCCTCAGCCTTCTGGTTTGGGTTTTTGATGTTCAAGTTGCCAAACACCACGCGCCCTTGGTGGCTTGGGCCAGTCACGTCGTAGCGCAGCTTGATGTACTGGCCATTGCCAGCCTTGGTGTCTTTCAGCTCGGCCTGCGTGATCGTCACCGTGTACCAACCAGCTGGCAGCGGGTCAAAGTTTCCACCAGTGCCCTGGGGCAGTTCGTTGACGTCAAATGCTTCGTTGAGAAATGCCATGATATTTACTCCTTAGGAATGATTTTGAAAGATGGGCGGCCAGGCTTGGCCGTAATTGCACCGGCCAAAGGCCCAGTGATCGTTGCGTCTGTCGCCTTCCAGATCGCCATGTTCAGCTCAGGCTTCCAGCGGAACAGCTTGGCCAAGTGGTCTGTCAAACCAAACTCGGCGGCCAGCTCCTGCACCTTGTCGCCATCGACCTTGCGATCAATGCGGCCAGAGATCTTCACCACAAAGCCCTCGGGCTCCGCAGTCTCAGTGCCCTCGAAGTTCTCGGCCACAGCCAACAGCTTGACAATCTGGTCCTCGATCTTGCGGCGCTCAGTCGTGGCCAGCTCCTCATCGAACTTGTGCTGCAACCACTGGCGCGACAGTTCTTTCAGGTCGGGCTGCATCATGCTGCACCTCCTTTCGGCCAGCCGAGTTTGCTCAGGTCTGCAACCATGTTGGCCACAGCAGGCAAGTTCTTGGTCGGCTCTGTCTCGGATGGGAAATAAGAGATGAACTCAGGCAGCAGCTTTTTGAGTTGGGCCAGCGTGCTGCATCCATTTATTGCTGCACTTAGCTTACTTTGCGCACTGTCCTTGGCCTCCTTCTGTGCTTTAAATGGGATCATGGCTTTGTTCACATCCGCATCGCCAACGATAAATTCTGTGCGGTATGACAACCCACTGTCCCAACCGGCAACACTCTCTGTTCTAAGCGCCTTGGGGTGTGTCTTGTACAGCTTCTTAATGATGTCGCTCATGCCAGCAACAAACGCTGCTTGAATCTCCGCTTTCAGCACGTTGTCCAGCTTTGTTGGCACGTCCTGCATGATTGATCGGATGATGGCTTCTTTTTCGTACTTGGTCAGTTTCATGCTTTGCCCCCGATCTTGGCAATGATCGCGCCCAGGTCTGGGGCTTCCCAGCCAGACAGCTTGCCCGAGCGATCCTTGGCCAGCCACAGGCCATCCGAATCACACATCAGGGCGCGCTGGGTCACGCCTTCAGCATCACGCTCAACACGCAGCGCCAGCACTTCATCGAAGAAATACGGAAGCGCTTGGCCAGTCTTGTTGCCAGGCATCGAGGGCGAATACAACACACGGCCCATCTCGTCCTGCGTCTTTTCCAGCTTGGCGCTCATGTAGACATGCTTGCCGGGCAGGTCACGGAAGGCACGGATGATGTCGGCCATCTGTTCCTGCATCGCACCGTAGGCCGCGCGCGGATCTTTGTTCGCCTTCTTCTCAGTGTTTAAGCACACCTCAGCGATCTCGCTGATCGAGTCCAAGGCCACCGACTGGAAGCCCCCAGCTTCTTCGCTGGAAGTCAGCCAGGAATAAGCCTCGCGCAGATCATCCATGCTGGCGATCTCAATGTAGGGCAGATCAGCGTCCTGGATCGACAACAAACCACCCTCAGCACTCAGCACCACCACATTGGGCAAAGTCTTGACCAGCGTTGTCTTGCCAGCCCCCGCCTGCCCATAAACCAACAACTTCACACCATTGGCTGTCAAGCCTCCGGTCGTCTTCAAATTGATCGCCATGATTGGCTCTCCTTTTCTTTGTTTGCACCACTGTCAGGGAATCTGTTTGTGGTGTGATCGAATCATAAACCATTTTTTAAGGTAATATCCACACATCGAAAGATTTTTTTTCAACAGGAGAAACCAACATGATGACCCTCGAACAGATACGAGACGCCCTCTCAGACCGAATGCCCATGAAGGTGGCAGAGGCCACCGGCGTGCACTACAACACCATCCGCAAGGTGCGCGACAACCCAGACGCAAACCCCACACACAAAGTCTTGCAGGCTCTTTCTGACTACTTAGAAAGCCGCAAGGTGTCACATGGCTGACCTCTCAAACATCCTCGGCGGCCCTTGGTCGCCATCCCCCGAAAAACTGGTAGCACCACCAGAGGCGCAGCTCCTAGATGCCATCAAAGCAGCAGGCCTCGAACCTCCAGATCACATCGAGATGGACGGCAAGATTCACCGCTTCAAATCAGGAACCAAAGGAACACCAGGCATTGACAAGCCGGGCTGGTACTTGGTGTTTGGTGATGGCATCCCAGCCGGTCGGTTTGGTTGCTGGCGCTCAGGCATAGAAGTCACATGGCGTGCAGACGTAGGGCGCAAACTGACCCAGGCAGAGGAAATGTCACATGCCAGACGCCTTAGCGAGTCCAAAGCCATGCGCGATGCAGCCCTGGAACGTCAGCACCAACTGGCCAGCGACACAGTGGAGAAAATCTGGACAGGCGCTCAGGCAGCGCTACCCGATCACCCCTACCTAGCCAAGAAGGGCATCGGCGTTCATGGGGCTAGGGCCACAGGAGACGGTCGGCTTGTCGTCCCCCTCTACGATCCAGACGGCACAATCTCCAGCCTTCAATACATAGACCACCAAGGCGGCAAGCTCTACCACCCTGGCGGCCAGACCGGGGGCAAGTTCTGGCAGATCGGCACCATGGACGAGCCGGGCACACTCTACGTGGCCGAAGGCTTCGCAACCGCGGCCACCATCCATGAAACCACCAACCGGCCAGTCGTGGTCGCCTACAGCGCCAGCAACCTCGTGCCAGTCACAGGCACACTCAGAGAAATGCACGGCGCAACCCAGGACATCGTTATCGTGGCAGACAATGACAGCTCCGGCGTCGGCCAACGCTACGCAGAACAGGCCAGCGCCAAGTTTGGGGCCAGGATGGTCATGCCACCCATCCAAGGCGATGCCAACGATTACGCCCAAGCAGGCAATGATCTGGCCAGCCTTCTCATGCCCTCCCATGATGACTGGCTTATCCCTGCGGACGACTTCTGCGCCCAGCCCTCCCCCATCAGTTGGCTGGTCAAACGCTGGATTCAGTCCCAAGCACTGGTGATGGTTCACGGCCCATCAGGTGGCGGCAAGACCTTCGTGGTGCTGGACTGGTGTCTCAGGATGGCCAGCGGAACCGAGGAATGGGCAGGCCACAAAGTACGCCAAGGCAACGTGGTCTATCTGGCCGGCGAAGGCCATCACGGTCTACGTGGCAGGGTCGCAGCCTGGAAGCACCACCACCAAGCAGGCAAGCTCAAGATGTGGCTCTCCAAAGACGGATGCGATCTCAACACCCCCGCCGGATACCTCAAAGTTGTTGAGCAGGTCAGGATGCTTCAAGAATGCCCCAGCGTCATCGTGGTCGATACCCTGCACAGATTCTTGCAGGGCGATGAGAACTCAGCCCAAGATGCCAAAACCATGCTGGATGCCTGCAACGCCCTCATGATGGAATTCAACTGCTCAGTCATCTTGGTGCATCACACCGGCGTGTCAGACGAAGCCCAGCACCGGGCCAGGGGATCCAGTGCATGGCGCGGCGCTCTGGATATTGAGATCAGCATCATCCCAGGCAAAGACGACCAGCCCATGCAAATCGTCCAGCGCAAGTCAAAAGACGCAGAACTTGCCGAAACCGTTTATGTGAACCTTCAAACAGTCGAGATCCCAGGCTGGCGCGATGAGGACGATCAGCAAGTCACCAGCGCAGTGATTGTGGAGGCCTCAGCGCCCATCAAAGCCGACAAAAAGGACAACAAGCTAGATAGCCATCGCAAGACCTTTGAAAACGCTTGGTGGGCCTCTGGTGCTGAAGAACGTAATGGTTTACCCTACCTCAGCCGATCAGCCATCATGGAATACTTTGTTCAAAAGCTAAACGTCAGCGAGGCCTCAGCCAAGCAATACATCAAACCAAGCGTGCCAGGAAAACCCATCGCAGACCTACTTACCGCGCAAATCATCGAGTCCTTTGAGCATGGTTGGATCGTCATCGACCAAGTTCAAGCCAGCGCCATGCTGATCAGGAAATCAATGCCATGAACAAAGTTATCCACAGGTTATCCACAGAAGGAATAGCGGTAACTGGTAACTGTAACGTAAAAAAACGTAACTGTTACCGGGGGCAAAAGCAGCGATATCCGGTAACGTAACGTAACTCTCTCTTTAGAGAGAGTTACCAGTTACCGATCGATGCAGCGAAATTCGATACTCAACCTCATGTCATCCATCAAAAAAGTTATCCACAGGCAGATTGAAATGAACAACCAAAGAGAAACACCATATTTTTATAACTGGGAACATGGCAACTTGGCCAAGTTCGCCACCGACTGCTACATTCGACTCCAAGACGAACAGGCCGCAAACGAACAACTCAGACTCGATCTCAAAGATGCCATGAAACTAGCACGCCAGCAAAATTTAGGGCAAAATGCAAACGTCACACAAAAACCCACAATTTAAAAGGAAGCATCATGAAAGCCATCATCATCATCGCCATCACCTTGGCCGCAACATTTGCCCAGGCTCAAACACAAACCACCCGATGCGTTAAGAACTGGGATGGCAGCGTTAGCTGCACCACTCGCAGCGGTGGTGGCTTCTGATGGCTGAGAAAACCTACAACCCAGCCGATAAAGTGGAAAAGTGGGCCATCACTAAGCTGGTGCCCTACGCACGCAACAGCCGCACTCACTCCGACGAACAAATCAGCCAGCTTGCAGCCAGCATCAAGGAATGGGGTTGGACAACACCAGTCCTGGTGGATGAGGACGGCAGCATCATTGCCGGCCACGGGCGCACTCTCGCAGCCCAACGCCTCAAGATGACCGAAGTCCCGGTCATGGTTGCCAAAGGCTGGAGCGATGCCAAGAAACGGGCTTACATCATTGCTGACAACAAGTTGGCGCTGAATGCTGGGTGGGACAATGAGATGTTGCGGCTTGAGCTTGGCGAGCTTCAAGGAATGGATTTTGATCTTGATCTAACTGGATTTACAGCCGAAGAAATTGCGGCGCTGATGCCAGAGGAAATCGAGCCTGGCCTGACCAATGAGGATGCGGTGCCAGAAGTGCCAGAGCAGCCGGTCACGGTGCTGGGCGATGTTTGGATTCTTGGGCAACATCGTTTGATGTGTGGGGATTCGACCAGCATTGATGCGGTAGACAAGCTGATGGATGGCGGCAAGGCCGATATGGTGTTTACTGACCCGCCTTATGGGATCGAGTACCAATCAAATTGGCGGCCAAAGTCACAACAATTTGATGTTCTGGCCAACGATAACCAGATCCTAGATATCGCCCCCATCATTGAAATGTTTTCGACCGGCTGGGTTTTTGTCTGGACAAGTTGGGCTGTTCAGACACGCTGGATAGAAAGTCTCAACGGTTTTGGCTATCCGACCAACATTGTTATCTGGCACAAGCCAGGCGGCGGCATGGGTGACCTTAAAAAGACATTCAGCAGCGACTACGAGGTGGCGCTGGTCTGGCACCGTGGTGCTGAACTGTGCGGCAAGCGCATTGGTTCTGTCTGGACTATCAACAAGGACGGCTCCAGCACCTACGTTCACCCAACACAGAAGCCCGTGGCGCTTTCCGAAGAAGCGCTGGACAAAACCACCCGCAAAGGGGCGGTGGTCTTAGACCTATTCGGAGGCAGCGGCAGTACCCTGATTGGTTGCGAGAAAACCAATCGTCAGGCACGCCTCATGGAGCTTGACCCAAAGTATTGCGATGTCATCATCAAGCGCTGGCAGGACTTCACAGGCAAAAAAGCCACACACGCCGAAACCGGCAAGACTTTCGCGGAGGTTACAAATGGCAACTAAAACTGAAAAACCCACTTATAAAAAGATTGGCGGCAATGGTGGCGCTCGACCAGGCGCTGGCCGACCTGAGTTTGAACCTACCGACGCCGAGCGCAAACAAGTCGAGGCGCTCTCAGGCTACGGCTTGCCCATCGACCAGATCGCAGTTCTGGTGCGCGACGGCATCCACGTTGACACGCTCCGCGCCCACTTTGCCACCGAGCTGGTCTCAGGCAAGGCCAAGGCAAACGGGCATGTAGGGAAAACCCTATTTCAGAAAGCCATGGGCGGCGACACTACAGCCATGATCTGGTGGAGCAAGACCCAAATGCGCTGGGCCGAAACACAGAAGCATGAACTGACCGGGGCCGATGGAGCTCCCCTGGAGTTTGCCAAGATCGAACGGGTGATCGTCAAGAATGGGTAAGGTTCTCCAGCTTCAAACCCCAGAGTGGGCGTTGCCCCTTCTAAACCCCAGCCGCTACAAAGGCGCATGGGGTGGCCGAGGCTCTGGAAAATCCCACATGTTTGCCGAGCTTATGGTCGAGGCCCACATCATGGATCAGAAGCGGCGCTCGGTTTGCGTGCGCGAGATCCAGAAGTCTCTGAGCCAATCCGTCAAGCGCCTGCTAGAAACCAAGATTCAGGACATGAACGCCGGGGCTTATTTCGAGGTGCAGGATGTCGTCATCAAGTCCAAGAAGGGCGACGGGGCGATCATCTTTCAGGGTATGCAGAACCACACCGCGGACTCGATCAAGTCGCTGGAGGGCTACGACTGCGCCTGGGTGGAGGAAGCCCAAAGCCTGAGCCAAACCAGCCTTGACCTGCTACGCCCAACTATCCGTAAACCAGCGTCTGAACTCTGGTTCACCTGGAACCCACGCCAGCAGTCCGACCCGGTGGATTTCTTGCTTCGTGGCCCAACGCCACCCAAAGACGCCCAGGTCTTGAAGGTCAACTTCACCGACAATCCCTGGTTTCCAGACGTCCTACGCGATGAAATGGAATACGACAAGCGGCGTGACCCAGACAAATACAGCCACGTTTGGATGGGCAGCTACCTCACAAACAGCAATACCCGTGTGTTCAAGAACTGGCGTGTTGAGGACTTCGACGCGCCACCAGACGCCATTCACCGCCTTGGTGCGGATTGGGGCTTCGCAGTTGATCCCACTACCCTGGTGCGCTGCCACATCATTGGCCGCACCCTCTACATTGACCACGAGGCCTACATGGTCGGGTGCGAGATCGTCAACACCCCCGAACTGTTCATGCAGGTGCCAGAGGCAGAAAAGTGGCCCATCGTGGCCGACTCAGCAAGGCCCGAGACGATCAGCCACATGCGCAAAAACGGTTTCCCCAAGATCATGACAGCAGTCAAAGGGCCAAAGTCGGTCGAGGAAGGCATCGAGTTTTTGAAAAACTACGACATCGTTGTTCATCCCCGTTGCATCCACACCATTGACGAACTAACCCTGTACAGTTACAAGCAAGACCCCCTGACCGGCAGAATATTGCCAGTGCTGGAGGACAAGAAAAACCACGTTATTGACGCCCTGCGCTACGCCTGCGAAGCCGTCCGCCGGGCCAACACATCAAAACCCGCTATTTTCACCCCTATCGCCAATGTCAAGAAGTGGTGAGACAATCGCACAAATTGAGGAAATCCAACCATGGCCAGAATCTCCAACGACCAACGCCTTGCCAACCTGCACGATGAAGCACTGGCACAGTTCGACGATGTGCAAAGCGCACTTCGTGATGAACGTCTGCAATGCCTGCAAGACCGGCGCTTCTACTCCCTAGCAGGCGCTCAATGGGAAGGCCCACTTTGGGATCAATACGAAAACAAGCCCAAGTTTGAGGTCAACAAAATCATGTTGTCCGTGATTCGCGTGGTCAACGAATACCGAAATAACCGCATTACCGTTGACTTTGTGTCCAAAGACGGTAAGGAAAACGACAAGCTGGCCGAGGTCTGCGACGGTCTGTATCGTGCAGATGAACAAGCATCCGTGGCCGATGAAGCCTACGACAACGCCTTCGAGGAGGCAGTAGGCGGCGGCATTGGTGCATGGCGCCTGCGCACGGTTTACGAAGACGAAGAAGATTCAGACGATGATCGCCAGCGAATCATGATCGAACCCATCTTTGACGCTGACAGCTCAGTGTTCTTTGACCTCGGGGCCAAGCGCCAGGACAAGTCCGACGCTAAATTCTGCTTTGTCGTCACCTCAATGACGCGCCAAGCCTACAAAGACACCTGGGGCGACGATCCCACAGACTGGCCCAAGATCATCCACCAGTACGAATTCGACTGGTGTACACCCGATGTTGTCTACGTAGCCGAATACTACAAAGTCGAGGAAAAAACAGAGACCATCCGCATTTTCCAGAACATCGCAGGCGAGGAAGAACGCTACAGCCAAGCAGACTTTTCCAATGACGAAACCCTGGAAGAAACCTTGATGGCCATCGGAACGGTCGAAATTCGTCAAAAGCGCGTCAAGCGCAAGAAGGTTCGTAAATACATCCTCAGCGGCGGCAAAGTACTGGAGGACGTTGGATACATTGCCGGAAAGTGCATCCCGATCGTTGTCGTTTATGGCAAACGCTGGTTCGTTGATAACGTCGAGCGTTGCATGGGCCACGTTCGTCTAGCCAAAGACGCCCAGCGCCTCAAGAATATGCAGCTTTCCAAGCTGGGCGAGATTTCTGCCCTGTCGTCGGTGGAGAAACCAATCCTAACCCCAGAGCAGGTCGCAGGCCATCAAGTCATGTGGTCAGAGGACAACCTCAAAGACTACCCGTATTTGCTGATCAACCCGATCACCGACCAGAACGGCAACCAGGCAGTCAGTGGCCCCGTCGCCTACACCCGTGCCCCAAACATCCCGCCAGCAATGGCCGCGCTCTTGCAGATCACCGAAACCGACATGCAAGACATCCTGGGTAACCAAGCCGGTGCTGAAAAAATGGTCAGCAACATTTCAGGCAAGGCCGTTGAAATGATCCAGGCCCGTGTTGATGGCCAGGCCTTCATCTACATGAGCAACTTCGCCAAGGGCATGAAGCGCTGCGGCGAGATCTGGCTCTCCATGGCCAAAGAGGTTTATATCGAGGACAAGCGCAACATGAAAACCGTCGCCCCTACTGGCGATGTTGGCATGGTCGAGTTAATGCAGCCAACCATCAACCAAGAAACCGGCGAGATGGTTATGGCAAACGATCTGACCAGCGCATCATTTGATGTGAACGTAGACGTCGGCCCATCCAGCAGCAGCAAGAAGCAGGCAACCGTTCGCGCCCTCACCGGCATGATGCAAATCACCCAAGACCCAGAAACCCTGCAAGTTCTCGGCGGCATGGCCATGATGAACATGGAAGGCGAAGGCATCAGCGACGCCAACTCCTATTTCCGCAAGAAACTTTTGCGCATGGGCGTAGTCAAGCCCTCAGAGAAAGAAGCCGAAGAACTCATGGCCGAAATGCAAGGCCAGCCGCAAGACCCGAACGCGATGTACCTGCAAGCCGCGGCAGAGGAAGCCACAGCCAAAGCAGCCCAAGCCCGTGCCAACACCGTCAAAACCATTGCCGATGCTGAACTCAGCCGGGCCAAAACGGTCGAGACCCTCAGCAACGTGGACATGGATTCTCAAGACCACGCCCTGAACTTGGCCGAACAAATCGGCGGCTTTGTCCAACAACAAACACAGCCTATTGTCAATCAACCCACAATTGAGTGACAATTGCACACATACGGTTTCCACCCAGCCGTTTCAATGGGTGAGTTTGATGGGGTCAGCAGATGAATAAAAAGGCAGATACAGGATACGAAAACGAGGACGATGACACCATCGTCATTGAGGACGAAGGCCAAAGCACTGAGCAAACCACCGACGAGCAACAATCCGTTGGCGACCAGGGCGAAGGCCAGAGCACCGAAGATGACGAAGGCGACTCGGACGAAGTGATCGTTTCCATTGGTGAGGAAGCGCCGCCTCCCGAAGAACAGACTCATGCGCCTGAATGGGTACGCGAGCTGCGAAAAACCAACCGCGAACTGCAACGCCAAAACCGTGAACTTCAAAGCAAGCTACAAACTACCGCACAGACTGAGAACAAACCAGTCACGCTGGGAGCAAAGCCAAAACTTGAAGACCACGACTACGACGCTGACAAGTACGAAGAAGCATTGACCAACTGGTTTGAGCGCAAGCGACAAGCCGATGACGTCAACGCCAAGCAAGAAGCTGAAGTTATGACTCAGCAAAAAGCCTGGCAAGCCAAACTGGATGGCTACGGCAAAGCGAAAGCTGAACTGCGAGTCAAAGACTTTGAAGATGCCGAGGCCGTGGCCCAGGAATTATTCAACGTCACCCAGCAAGGAATCATGCTTCAAGGTGCCGATAATCCGGCGCTGGTGGTTTACGCACTTGGCAAGAACCCAAAGAAAGCCAAAGAACTGTCCGACATTAAAGACCCCGTAAAGTTTGCCTTTGCGGTAGCGAAACTGGAGAAAGAATTGAAAGTTACAAACCGCAGGGCAGCCCCGCCGCCCGAAAGAATCGTGTCAGGAACTGGCCGATCCTCTGGGGCGGTGGACTCAACCCTCGAACGGCTGCGAGAAGAAGCTGCCCGTACTGGCAACATGACGAAAGTCATCCAGTACAGGGCGCAGAAACGAGCAGCATCCAAATGATTTTTTTTAGGAGTTAACCATGTCCAATGCATTTTCCAAAGAAGAACGAGTCGCGTTTGAAGACCTTCTTGAAGGTTTCCAAGACGCGCTGGTCTTGTCCCGTCACGTCTCGATCTACAACACAGACCAGACAATGATGGAACGCGCCAACAACACCATCTGGCGTCCCCAGCCTTACATTGCCCAATCTATTTCCAGCACCCCTGGCAATAGCATTGCTGGTCAATACCAAGGCATGACACAGTTGGCCGTCCCTGCCACCTTGGGTTTCAGTCAAACTGTGCCTTGGGAAATGACTACCCTCGAACTGCGCGATGCGTTGCAAGAAGGCCGTCTGGGTGAAAGCGCCAAGCAAAAACTGGCTTCCGACATCAACGTCGCCATCATGAACACAGCCGCAACTCTGGGTTCGTTGGTCGTGCCGATCGCTGCCGCTGCTGGTGATTACGATGACGTCTCCCTGTGCGACACCATCATGAACGAACAAGGCGTGCCAGATTACGATCGCTTCTTGGGTCTGTCCAGCCGTGACTACAACGGTCTGGCCGGTAACTTGTCGCAAGCCAGCCGTTCATTCGGCAACGCTAAGTCCGACAAAGCCTACGAGCGCAACTTCGTCGGTATGGTCGCTGGCTTCGATACCTACAAGTTCGACTACGCCAACCGTATTGCCGCTGCTGCTGGTGGTGCTGGTATCCGCATCGACACCAATGGCGCAAACACTCAGGCAAACTACGCTCCTCAAGCCACATCGACCTCCGTCGGTGGCCAGATCAACGTAGACAACCGCTTCCAGACCGTGACTGTCAACACCTCGGCAAGCGTTGCCCCAGGTGATGCCTTCACGATCGCCGAAGTGTATGCAGTGCATCACATCACCAAGCAATCCACTGGCCAACTCAAGACATTCCGTGTCGTGAGCGTCCCAGCCGGTGGCACTAGCCTGGTTATCACGCCTCCAATCATCGGTGCCCAAACCATCGGTGTAACTGGCCCAACTGATGCACAGTTGCAGTACAAGAACGTTGAAGTGGCCATCGCAGCCGATGCAGCCGCCATCACGTTCCTGAACGAAAACGCATCTGCTATCAACGTGTTCTGGCAACGTGACTCCCTGGAAATCTTGCCAGGCCGCTACGCAGTGCCATCTGACGCTGGTGTCGCAGTGATGCGCGCAAGCACAGACCAGGGCATTGAACTGGTGATGCAGAAGTGGTACGACATCAACACCATGTCGATCAAGTACCGCATGGACACGCTGTTCGGCGTGGTCAACAAGAACCCCGAAATGTCGGGCATCCTGTTGTTCAACCAGTAAGCTGTGAAATGATTGGGGGGCTTCGGCCCCCCTTTCTCATCAAGGAGAACCCCATGCCATTGACCAAAGGTTATTCGAGCAAGTCCATCGGCAAGAACATCAAGATGGAAAAGAAAGCAGGCAAGCCCATGAAGCAAGCCGTGGCCATTGCACTCAGCACAGCCGAGAAAGCAGCCAAGGCAGCAGGCAAGCCCAGCAAAGCACCCAAGAAGGCCATGAAATGAAACCAGGTCTCTACGCTAACATCGCAGCCAAGCGCGAGCGAATCGCCGAAGGTAGCAAAGAAAAGATGCGCAAACCTGGCACTAAAGGCGCTCCCACAGCAGCCGCATTCAAAGCAGCCGCTAAGACCGCCAAGCCCATGAAAAAGAAGGCCAAGTAATGGAAAAGACAGTTCTAACCCGCAAACACTTGCGTGGAAAACATCCTGTGAAAAAACGTAAGCCCTCCAAGCCCATCGATGGCATCAACCATCGTTTACTGCGCGAGCAGGCAGCAGTAGCAATTGAACCCGAACCAGTGCCTGAACCAGTCATTGACGACGCAGCGCCCACCCGCACAGAGCTGGAGGCCAAGGCCACAGAACTCGGCATTCGCTTTGACGGTCGCACAAAGGACAAAAAACTGGGACAATTGATCCAGGACAGATTGTCCGCGCCAACTGGAGAATAACAATGGGATGGACCAAGCGCCAATTTATCGAGCAGGCCTTCGACGAGATCGGACTGGCCTCCTACGCCTTTGACCTCGGGCCAGAGCAAATGCAATCCGCCATCCGGCGCTTGGACACCATGATCGCAGCATGGAACGCCCTCGGCATCCGCCTTGGCTATCCTTTGCCATCCAGCCCCCAGGACAGCGATCTGGACGAGCAAACCAACGTGCCCGATAGTTCCAACGAGGCCATCTACACCAACTTGGCAATCAAGCTGGCCCCAAGCTACGGCAAACAGGTTATGCCCGACACCAAGACCACAGCCAAAGAGTCCTACAACACACTTTTGTCCATCGCGGCCATGCCAAACCAGCAACAGATGCCGGGCACAATGCCAAGCGGCTCAGGGAACAAGCCGTGGCGCGTCTACGACAATCCATTCCTACGCCAACCCGTCGATCCAGTATTGGCTGGCGGCGATGGCCCTCTCGAATTCTATTAAGGAGCAACCATGCCAACCATCAACCAGCTATCTGGAATCAGCCAAGTCTCTGGCGGCGATCTCCTCCCGGTCTACGTCTCCAACAACGGCGATGCACGTAAGGTCTCGATTACGCAACTGCTGACCTACTTTCAAAGCACCTTTGCAGCCCCGACCGTAGCCACTAACCTGTACACGCCAGGCACAGGCTTCAACGTCACAGTGCCAACGCCCGTAAGCGAACAGCAATGGATGGTCATTCAGCCTGCTGGAACCTTGGCCACTGGCACGATTACCCTGCCATTGAACACTGGCACGCCTGATGGCACTCAGGTGCTGGTTACCACCACCCAGATCATCACCAGCTTCACGCTGGCCCTGAATGGTGCAGCAGCAACCTTCGGCGCACCCACAACCTTGGCCGCTAATGCCTTCTTCACCATGCGCTTCTATCAGGCCACCAATAGCTGGTATCGCGTCGCATAAGCCATGGCCACCAAAGACACACGACTTGCCCGTGTTGGCGTTGAGGGCTATAACAAGCCCAAGCGCACGCCATCGCATCCCACCAAAAGCCACGTCGTCGTGGCCAAGTCTGGGGACGAGGTGAAAACCATTCGCTTCGGTCAGCAAGGCGTGTCTGGCTCTCCCAAAAAAGAGGGCGAATCCAAGGCCAGCCAAGCGCGGCGCGAATCATTCAAAGCTCGGCACGCTGAAAACATTGCCAAGGGCAAACTAAGCGCAGCGTACTGGTCAGATAAGGTCAAGTGGTAAGTCATGCAAATCCCAATTCTTAACGGCATCTACGCTGACACTACTCCAGAGCTGCGCACCGCTTACCCGGTGAACATGATTCCCGTGCCCAAGCAGTCCGGCATCAGTAATGGATTCTTGCGCCCTGGCGATGGCATCGTGGCCAATGGCATGGGCCCAGGCACAGACCGTGGCGGCATCAACTGGAATAGCATCTGCTACCGGGTAATGGGCACAAAGCTGGTAACTGTGGCCAGCAACGGCGCTGTGACAGTTCTGGGTGACGTTGGTGGGCCAGTCAACACCTTGGTGACATTCGACTACAGCTTTGAACTGCTAGGCATCGCATCCGGTGGTCGTCTGTACTTCTGGAATCCACTCGCATCCACACTCACACAAAACACCGACCCAGACCTCGGCGTGGTGTTGGACTTCTGCTGGGTTGATGGCTACTTCATGACCACCGACGGTGAATTCCTCATCGTCACTGAGCTGACAGACCCCTTGCAGGTCAACCCCTTGAAGTACGGCGCATCAGAGATTGACCCAGATCCAGTGGTGGCACTGCTCAAGCTCCGCAACGAAATCTACGCCATGAACCGTAACACCATCGAGGTGTTCGACAACGTAGGCGGAGATTTATTCCCATTTCAGCGTATTGATGGCGCTCAGATTCAAAAGGGCGTAATCGGCACCTTTGCTTGCTGCGTCTACTTAGAGCGCATCGCATTTTTAGGAAGTGGCCGCAACGAAGCGCCAGGCATCTACATCGGGGCAGCAGCCACCACGCAGAAACTCAGCACGCAGGAAATTGACAATCTGCTCCTGAATTACAGCGAAGCACAGCTTGCATTGGTCAAGCTCGAAGCACGCAACGAAAAAAACCATCAACACCTTTATGTGCATCTGCCAGATCGCACCGTGGTTTACGACGCTTCTGCATCTGAGGCGCTTGGCGATCAAGTCTGGTTTACCCTCACCAGCACAGTGGTTGGCTTCAGCCAATTTCGCGCACGCAACATGGTTTGGGCCTATGACAAATGGCTGGTAGGCGACCCAGAATCAAGTGCCATAGGCTACTTTGTGCAGGACACCGGCCACCATTGGGGCCAGCAAGTGCGCTGGGAGTTCGGCACACTCATTGCCTACAACGAAGGCAACGGCGCAATATTCAACCGCCTAGAACTGGTCAGCTTGACCGGCAGCGTGGCGCTTGGCAAGAACCCACAAATCAGCACCAGTTACAGCGTCAACGGCGTTGCATGGAGTCAAGATCGCAGCATCAGCGTAGGCACTACAGGCAACACAGCCAAGCGCCTCGCGTGGTTTCAGCAGGGCCACATGCGCAACTGGCGCATCCAGCGCTTCACGGGTGACAGTGACGCTCACATCTCGTTTATTCGACTTGAAGCTCAAATCGAGCCACTGGCGTTCTGATGGCAACCGCACCCTATTCACGCAAACTCAATCTGACGCGAGATCAGCTTGCGCAGTTCTTGACCGATCAGCAACAGATCAGGCAGTTCGAGCTATTGTTTTCTGTCGTCGATGAACTCCAAGTCATCACAGGAACAGACTTTGAATATCAGGCAGATAGTGCAGCCGCAGCCGCAAACGAGGCACTAGCTCAGATCAGCAGGCTTGCCCAGGCTTTGGAATTGCTTGCTGACGCACCAGTCATCGAGAACAACAACTCAGTGGTGACCGACTACCTTGACTTCAACGGATCAGCCCCGCACGTTTCACGCATTCGACGCATGGCTTGGAATGAAACAGACCAGACCGTTGACCTCGGGATGGAATACGACGTGGTGCAGCAGGTTGGACTAGAAACTTACGCTCGCGTGGCTAACTTCACCGGGGTCACCATCCCAAACGGCACCGTGGTAGGGTTTACCGGGGCCATACCGGACAGCGCACTGTCAGTGGCACCCTATCTAGCCAATGGCGCAACAAACACGCTGTACGTCGTGGGCGTGATGACGCACGACCTGCCAGACACAGGGCAAAAAGGCTACTGCACCGTCTGGGGCTTTGTGCGTGACGTAGACACCAGCGGGTTTACCCTTGGTGACATTTTGTACGCCAGCCCAACAGTGGCGGGTGGACTTACCAACGTCAAGCCAACCGCGCCGAATAACGTGGTGCCCATCGCAGCCGTGCTGCAAGTCAGCGCAACTGATGGCGTGATCTTTGTCCGGCCCACCATCGAGCAACAGATTTACTATGGCGAGTTCACCAAGACAAACAGCCAAAGCCCTGTTGCGGCCAATACAGCCTACCCATTACTGTTCACCAACACAGAGATCGCCAACGGCGTATCCATTGGCACGACAACCTCTGAAATTTACGTAGCTCAAGCTGGCCTGTACAACATCGCCGTTTCTGTACAGATTACTTCTAACAACAGCGCACAAAAATCTATTTGGGTTTGGTTGCGCAAAAACGGTACGACAGATTTTCCCAATTCAGCCCGTGTAGCATCTATTACACTAAACAATGGTTATTTGGTGGTGACGCTGAACGAAGTTGCGTCCTTGCTGGCCGGTGATTTCATCGAAGTTATGTACGCTGCCGATAATACCAACGTCAGCATCGCCACTGTTGCGGCCACCGCATTTGCGCCAGCAGCACCAGCGGTTATTCTTGCCGTCACCCAGACCGAACAATAGGAGCCTCCAATGACCGTATCAATCAAGGTGCTGATCCCAGCCAAACAAGCCGAGAACGCCCAGACCACGCAGTACACCGCAGTGAACTGCAAGGCCATCATTGACAAGTTCACCGTGACCAACACCAGCGCGGCCAACATCACATTCAGCGCCAACTTGGTTACAAGTGGCGGCAGTGCAGGCGCAAATAATCTGATTCTTGACACTCGCAGCATTGCACCCGATGAAACATACACTTGCCCAGAATTGGTTGGCCAGGCGCTGGAGTCTGGTGGATTCATTTCAACAATAGCCAGCGCAGCCACCTCGCTGACCATCCGCGCATCTGGCCGCGAAATCACTTAAAGGAGAAACAGCATGGACAAATTCATGATGATGCCAAAGGGCTTCATGGGCCTGCCGGTCGAGGAAGAATTCATCACCGCAGCCGAAAACAAGAAGAACACCCAGGTCGTGATCGACGACTGGATGCTCGGCCCTGAAAAGCCATCCAACGAGCCCACAGCCAACAAGGTCTATTGGGTTGCTTTGGGCAAAGCCATGCAGGTTGATGAAAAAGAAGCCCGTCGTCGTCGGTGCAGCAATTGCGAGTATTACGACAACAGCACCATGACCCAGGCCAAAATGGAGCGCATCCCGCGCAACGATTGGGACACCGATGCCGGTTTCCGTGGCTACTGCAACAAATTCGACTTCATCTGCCACGACTTGCGCTCCTGCCAAGCATGGGAAGAACGTGAATTTGAGATGGATTGACGATTTGTCAAAATGTGCGAAAATCAAGCCGCTGAGTTTTAAAAGCCACCAGCGGCTTGCCCTTAACAGGAGTTATGCATGACTGGTATTGATTGGCTCAAAGAGAACCTGCAAAAGGTTTTCATGCTGCCTGCGCCAGTCGTGGAATGGCTTGTTATGGTCTACGATGCCATTCAGGTGTTTGATGATGTTGCCGATGGCGATACCGTCGAGAGAAAAGACCTGAATGCAACCATTTGGAACACCATGGTTGGAATGCATCAAAACGCATTTTTCATGACTAACAGCCATCACCTTGTTCCACTGTTGGCCACAGCAGTTATGAAGTGGCAAGCATCCGACACAGCAGAACGTGCAGGCCAAGCCGATGCCAGATCATTCGTCTGGCGTGCTGGCTTCTATGACCTGATCCTGATGGCCGTATCACTCACGCATGGCCCAGGCTTTGCCACAAAGAACGCACACTTGGTCATGGATCTATATGGCGAAACATTTGAAGAATACATGAAGGAGTTTGGCAATGCCTGATCCAATAACAGCAATGGTCGTTGGTGGAAGCCAACTTGTCGGTGGCTTGATGCAGGCAGATGCAGCCGGTGACGCAGCTTCAATTCAAGCAGGCGCAGCAGGTGCAGGCATCGAGGAACAGCGCAGGCAGTTTGATGCTCTCCAAACTCTCCTCAAGCCATACACAGAAGCAGGCGTCCCAGCACTTGAAGGTCAGCAAGCATTCCTTGGTCTACAAGGCCCAGAGGCCGAACGTGCAGCCATTGAGCGCATCCGAGGCGGTGAGACCTTCAAAGCCATGGCACAGCAAGGCGAAGAAGCCTTGCTTGCTCGCGCATCAGCCACTGGTGGCCTTCGTGGTGGCAACATCCAAGGCGCACTGGCTCAGTTCCAGCCGCAGCTCTTGTCCAGCCTCATCGAGCAGCAATATGGCCGTTTGGGTGGCCTTGCCTCCATGGGTCAGCGCTCTGCTGCTGGTGTTGGCGCTGCTGGCACCGAGATGGGCGTCAACGTGGCCAACCTACTCGGCCAGCAAGGTGCAGCTTTAGCAGGCGGCGAACTTGGCCAGGCCAAAGCCTATGGCCAGATTTTGAACATGCCAGCACAATTCCTTGGGATGCAAATGGGTGCTGGTGGAAAAGCTGGAATGGGCTTAGGCAACATGTTCAGCGATCGTCGACTCAAGAAAAACATCAAACAGATCAGCACACGACCCGATGGCTTGCACGTCTACGAGTTTGATTACATCTGGGGCGGTGGTCGTCAAATCGGCCTTATGGCTCAAGAAGTCCAGATCATTTACCCAGGCGCTGTTTCTGAATCTGGCGGCTACTTGATGGTCGACTACAGCAAGGTCTAAAAACATGGCACAGATCAATCCATTCCAAGGCCCAATTAACTATGCAGTTGATGTGCAAAGCCCTTTTGAGGCAGCAATCGGTGGCATGAAAGTTGGCGCAGCCGTTGCAGATGTGCAAGCACAAGCACAGGCACGTGAACAGGCAAAAACAGCACAAACAGAATTAAAAACACTGTTTTCAAATCCAAATGCAAAAGCAGCAGACTATGCACGCGCTACGGCTTTCTTACCAAAAGATCAAGCCGAAAGCGTGCGCAAGTCTTTTGAAATGCTTAATACCGAACAGCAACAGAACCGCCTATCGCAAAGTGGTCAAGTCTATTCAGCCATGCAAGCCGGTCAACCAGAGGTGGCAAAATCACTGCTCCAACAGCAGGCTGAGGCCTACACAGCATCAGGTCGTCCAGATGAAGCCAAGGCGATTGATACTTACATTAAATTGATCGACCTTAACCCAGCAGGAGCAAAAGCCACCGTAGGTTTAATGCTTGCTGGCGTGCCAGGCGGCAAGGAAATGCTGGAAAACATTGATAAAACTTTGTCCACCACTAGGACAGAGGCACAAGCGCCAAGCAAGTTGCGTGAAGCCGTGGCAGTAGCTGACAAAGCCGTAGCCGATGCCACCACAGCGCAGGCCACAGCCACCAATGCAGCAGAAAAAGCAGCAGCAGACGCGGCCAAGGCAACGGCAGACGCAAATGCTGCCAAGGTCAAAGCTCAATATGCCGAAAAAGTTGAATTGGCCGGTTTGGAAAAAACAGGTTGGGACGTCAAGAATCTGAAAAGCCAAATCAGCGATCGTTCACAGCGTCTCAACTTGGACAAACAAACTACGATTGCCACAGTTGCCGAAAAAATGGCAACCATTCAGAACAAACTGAATGAAATCCCTGCTGACACACGCAAACTGATTAACGAATCAGCAACCTTAGCAGCCACCTCAAAGCAGTCTGCAAACCAGATGAACGATTTGGCCAAACGCATTGAAGGCCTTGGTGGTTATGGTGCAGCCGCAAGACTTGGCGAGTTTGCCAAATCAACCCTTGGCGTTGAAGGTTACGAAACCTCACTGCGTCAGGAATACACGCGCCTGCGCAACCAGGCGGCCATCAAGTCACTGCCACCAGGCCCAGCCACAGACAAAGACATTGAACTGGCTTTGCGAGGCTTTCCAAAAGAAACCTCAGACTCAAAGTTGGTGGCTTCTTTCCTGCGTGGCATGGCCAAGTTGCAAGACATCGACTCAGCGGTTTCCAATGCCAAGACAGACTGGCTTGCCAACAACAACGGCACTCTTACCAGAGCCAAAAACACATTCATTGCTGGCGACTATTCAGCCAAGCCTGGTGAAACATTTAATGATTTTTCACAGCGCGTAGTTGGTGATGTGTCTAAGAGATACAACCCAGCCACTCAAACCCCACTGGTCGAGCAAATCCCAACAGATCGCACGCCACGACCAGCAGCAGCCGCAAATAACATTCGGTCGCAAGCTGACGCTATCTTGCGTGGAGGTCAATAAATGGCAACAGCCGACGAATACGCAGCCTGGATTGTTAAGAATTCCGCCAAGCGCGGAACGCCTGAGTTCGACACCGTGGCGCAGGCCTACCAACTTGCCAAGTCAGACGAAGGCCAAGCAGCATTTACAGCGCAAAACGTGCCAATTCCGCAAGAGCCAGGCATTGGCGAGCAAATCGTTGGTGCTGGTGAAACAGCCCTGACCCTTGGCACTGGCGCAGTCGGTGGCACGCTCGGGACACTGGCCGGAACTCTCCAGGGCTTGTCCCAGCAGATCCTCTCCGGTCAGTTCGGCACGCCAGAAGCCATGCGTGCAGTCGAGCAAGCCGCGGCAAAAGGCGCACAGGCGCTCACCTACCAGCCACGCACCCAAGCTGGCCAGGAACAAGTACAAGCAGTGGGCCAAGTTCTGGCCAATGTCCTACCACCAGTCCTGCCTGCAATCGCAGCCCCAGGCGCTATGTTGCAAGCCGCACGCACCGCAGCCCCAACAGTTGGCGCAGCTCGTCAGATTGCAGGTGCAGCAGGCCAGCGTGCGGCGACAGCAACAGGTCAAGCCATCGTTAAGCCGGTGCAAGCGGCCACCACAGCCGTGCGCGAGACTTTAGGCATGGAGACCCCAGCCGTGACCACCACAGCAGTTCCAAAGCCTGTGTCAATGCCAGAAGCTCCAGTTGGGCAAAGTAAGACAGCAACTTTGTTTGATGACTGGGTGCAAAAAAGCCGTGAGCAAGAACCGCAAACCAAGGACGTTTTCAGTGCTATTAGCAGAAGGGCGCAAGCAGCTCCTGATGTTGATTTTGAGTTAAGAATGGTCAAGATTTCTGATGCAATTCCAACTCAAGTTGGTGAGGATTATCTTAATCCTTCATCAATGAATACAGCCAAAGTGATCGCTAAATCAAAATCCATCCAAGATATTAATCGCGTTGAGGATTTGCTTCCAATTAGACTAGATGAGAACATGCGAATTATTGACGGGAATCACCGTCATGCCGCAGCCGTTCTCAACAAAGATGAATACATCCAAGCTCTTGTCCCAGTTGGGAAAGGTACTGGAAAAGTCGTAAATTTGGATTCCATAAAACAAGGCGCTCCAATTTTTGCACAAAAGATACCAGCAGCAGCCGGTGCGCGGGTTTCCGGTGGTGCAGCAGCCACCCCAGAGGCTTTGCGTCGTACCACCACAGCAGAAGGCCTGCCCGTTCCCGTCACCCTCACCAAAGGCGCGGCCACCAGGGACGCACAGCAACTGGCTTTCGAGAAGGAACAGATCAAGAGCGATTTGGGTGGACCACTACGCCAGCGTGCAGAGGAAAACAACCTACAAGCCTTACAGAACTTCGACGTTTTGGTTGACATGACAGACGCCCAGCTTATGGATTTGTCCAGCACTGGCGGAGCTGTCGTCAAGTCTTTGACCGAAGGACTCACAGCAGCTAAGAATAAGACTCGCGCCGCCTATAAAGCAGCCGAAAAAGCTGGCGAGCTGGAGAACAACGTTACCCTCAACTCGGTGGTGGATTACATCAATGAGAACATCCCAGAGGGCGATCTTGCTCCAGTCCTCAAGGCAGCCCAGCAGAAGGCTATTGCAATCGGTGCAGCAGCCCCAGATGCAGACGGCAGACTGGTGGCCCAGCCCGTCACACTGCGCCAGGCGGAAAGCCTGCGTCAGACCTTCCAGCGTGCAGGCTTTGAAGGTGCAGACCAGTTCCACGGTGGAAGCCTGCGCCGGGTCTTTGACGTTGAAACCGAAGGCATGGGCGGAGACCTCTACAAGAAGGCCCGTCAGACTCGCATCGACCAGGCACGCAAGTTCGAGAACCGTGCCATCGTCGCCCGTCTCATCAAGAACCGCAAAGGTATGGAAGATCCACAGGTCGCAGCCGACCAGGTTTTCCGCAAGTCCGTGCTGAACTCCTCACCAGAGGAAATCACGTTCCTGAAGCGAGTCTTGGTTACCAGCGGAAAAGATGGCCAGCAAGCCCTCAAAGAGTTGCAAGGTGCCACCGTGCGCCACATCAGAGATGAGGCCACCAAGGGAATGGGCATGGACTCACAAGATCGTCCTTTGATTTCCCCGGCCAAGTTGCACCAGTCCGTGCAGGCTCTCGATGCCAATGGCCGACTCGATGTGATCCTTGGCAAGAAGAACGCACAGATCGTGCGCGACCTTGACGACGTTGTGCGCTACGTCACCACAGTTCCACCAGGCACACTGGTCAACAGCTCAGGCACAGCAGGCACGCTGCTCGCAGCCATGGCAGAAGCTGGGGCTACAGGAGCGCTTACAGGCCTGCCATTGCCAGTGGCCTCTGGACTGCGCCAGATCATCAAGATGCGCCAGGAAGGGCGCACCAAGGCCAGAATCAATGAAGCCCTCAACGCATTGCCACCAGTGCAGCCTTGAGCGACAATCCACCATCCAGGAGAACCAGTAAATGTCCACGATTGAAGTTCAACCACCGTACCCAGCATTCGCTGGCACTGACGGCCTGCCGTTGGAGAATGGTTACATCTGGATCGGCACGGTCAACCTTAACCCCCAGGTCAACCCCATCGCAGTCTATTGGGATGATGCCAAGACCATCCCAGCAGCACTGCCTATCAGAACGCTTAATGGATACCCGGTTTACCGGGGCACACCATCACGCTTCTATGTAGGTAGCGACTACAGCATCCAGGTGTTGGACAGCAAAGGCAGCGTTGTGTATACATCGCTGAATGGAAACACCTTCCCAGGCTCCGCTGGTAATTTGTATGCCAACGCAACAGGCACCGGATCGCAGACAGTTTTTGCTGTCGCCTTCAGGCCAAGTCTGATCTACATCAACGGCGTGTACCAGAATCAAAACACTTACACACTTGCTGGCGGAAACGTGACGTTCTCCGAAGCACCACCATTCACCTCGGTGATCGAATTCTTGGTTTAAGGAGACCGAAATGCTCAAGACAGTATCGTCAATTACAAACGCAATCGGTGCGTTGAACTTCAAGGGTACATGGGATGCCAATGCCAACAGCCCTGCGCTGGCTTCCAGTGTGGGCACAAAGGGAGACTACTACGTTGTTGGCACTGCTGGCACAACCAACCTGAACGGCATCAGCACCTGGGGCGTTGGTGATTGGGCCACGTTCAACGGCTCCGTCTGGCAGCGCGTCGAGGGCGGCGCTGACTTGAATGGCGTGAATCTGTCCGTCTCAGGCACAAGTCAATTGATCGGAAATGCCACATTTTCTGACAACCTAATCCAAGGCACAGCAACCAAAGGCGTCAATTTCACCGCCAACACCCCCGCAGCGGGGATGACGAGCCAGTTGCTCAATTGGTATGAGGAAGGTACGTTTACGCCGACAATCACGCCAAGTGCCGGAAGTCTTACGTCATACACATCAAGCGGCTTCTACACGCGAATTGGCAACACAATCACGGTATTTGTCACGTTTATGGTCACTAACGGGGGCACTGCGTCTGGTAACGCAACCATTGGTGCATTACCCTTTGCGTCTAAAAACATGGGTGATTATGTTGCGGTTGTTAATGCTCGTGAGGGTAATGTGACGGGTGGTATTTTTAACGTACTCGTGAACAACAATGCTACAACTGCAACAATGCTTGGTGCAAACTGGAGCACAAACGCTAAATATGTATTTGCAGCAACTTATTTACTGGCATAAGGAATTCAAATGTCTTTGACCAAAGTCACTTTTTCGATGATTCAAGGCATGATGGGAAATGTCTTGGACTATGGCGCTGACCCTACGGGTATTGCAGATAGCGCACCAGCAATCAACGCAGCAATTGCGGCCAAGCGATTTGTATATTTTCCTGCTGGAACATATTTGGTAAACACCCCCGTTGACTTAAAATCATACGCCTCTGCTGGTCTTTACGGCGTGGCTTATGAACAAGTTACGATTAAAGCAGGCGCTGCGATGACAGGCTTGATCAACTTGTACGATACAGTTGATATATACGAGGGTATTTCAGAATACCCAATTCAAAACATAAAACTCGACGGTAACAATTTAGCTACATACGGCATCCATATTCGCTATCGTCATTTGGTAGATGCACAAAACGTCTACATTGACAATTGCACAACTGCAATTTGGGCTGCTGATGCTTGGATTTGCTCGTTTGCAAATATACGCAGCCACACAAACACAAATGGATTTCATCTTGAAGGCGCAAACCACAATAGCATTTTCAATAACTGCCATATTTTCCGAGCCAGTGGAGTTCCTTTGTATGTGGGTGGGACAAACCGACTTGACGGAAACAGTGACATTACTTTTAACAATTTGCTAATTGACAATTGCAGCAACACTCAAATTGTTGTTGAAATGGGCGTTAACACCAACGTAGTTACTTTTAACAGCGGTTATATGGGTGAGTATGCTTTTAACACGCTTGGCATTGCCGCATTTGTTAAAGTCATTTCAGGCAAAGCCGTTTTTAATGGCACTGAGATTTTTTGCCAAGACACAGCAGTTTCTCCTGAAACTAATGGCGGCATGGCGTTGTTTTGGAGAGCAAACGGCGAAGCGATTTTTCAGGATTGCAGCATCGCTTTGTATTCGTATGAATACCTATATCACCAAAGCTCAAACAACGTCGGCGGATTGACGATTCAGGATTCCACAGTCATAAACGGTAACGCATACGGCACAGAACTTATCTCTGGCCTGTATAATTTGTTTCCCGTCAAAAACTATGCCTATAAAATCACTCCAAATCATTTTGGGCGTGATATGGCATACAGCATTTTTACGCCTTCTGGTTCATTTGCCAGAACATTTCCAGACACTGAAGCGCAAAAAGTTGAAGCGTTGACAACTGGTGGTTTTGCAAGTTTGTCAATGGTGACAAACACAATGCCAAATAACGCAAACTTTTTTTTGGTGCTTCTGGAATATAGCAGCAACATGAACACAACATTGCGGTTCACAAGCGCCCCACTTGCTGCCGCAATTTGGGACGCAATACCTGTTATTCCAACAACAATAAACACGCGATCAACT